GTGCGATGCACCCCAGACTCCTCAAGCAGACGGCTCACGATGCGCCGCCCTTGAGCGTGGGCCATCAGCCACTTGAAATCTTCGACCTGTTGCTTGCGCTTGAGCGCCTGCCCTGCTTGGGCCTGCTGCTGTTCGCGTTCGTCAACGGGTTCGATTGGATCTCGCATGGTCGACGGGCCGCATCGTAGGCGCGAGCCGCTTGTTCACGGACACGCTACTTCTTGCCGCCCAGCAGAGTGCCCTTGCGCTTGTCGGCCGCATGGAACTCGCGCGCCACCTTCACGGGCACGCCGGCAGCCTTAGCCTTCTTCGGGTCCTTGGCCAGCATGGCCATGAAGCGCGCCTGCTTGGTGCTGACACTTGGCATGTCAGTCGTCGATGCGGTCGACGGTCAGGAGCAGCGAGGGCGCGCCGGGCTTGGCCGGCGGCCCGGTCTCGGCAGCGTGGTAGGCGATCGTCACGTTGACGTTGTCGGTCGCCCACATGAGCTGCACGTAGTCGCCGGCCAGGAGCTGCAGCCAGAAGTTCTGGCTCGGGATGATCGTCCCAGGGCTGCCGCCGTGGCTCGAAGGTACGCTGTAGATGAACCGACTGTTGGGGATGTCGACGCCGTTCTTGCGCCCCCAGAGCTCGAAGAAGTGCGCCTGGCTGTTGGTGTTGTGCAGGTGCACGCTCAAATGCCAGTTGTACAGGCCGGCCCTGTCGACGTAGATTTTGCTGCTGTCCACGAGCCGCACGCCGCGCGAGACGGCCGCGGTGCTGAACGTCATGGGCAGCGCGCCCGAGCCGTCCGTCTGGTTGGTCGTGTCAACAAACAGTCCCAGGTCGGGCTTGCGCGCGAACAGGAACTCGCTGCCGTCGATGTCACGGACGCCGGTGATGTCGTCGTTGTCGTCGTACAGGAACGCCTGACCGTGGCGCAGCTTGGTCATTGAACCATCGCCGGGCTCGGGCTGGAGTAGCCCTGCAGCATGCCCATGACGTCGCGCAGTTGGTCGGTGTTGATTTCGCTGGCGACCTTCGCGCTGTCGACCACCTGCGGCGCCGTGGCGGCCTGGGCCTGGGCCTGGGCGGCTTGTGCGCGCTGCGCACGCAGCGCCGCCACGTCGTCGTCGCTCACGATCAGCGCCGGGTTCACGCCGAAGGCGTTGCCCATGTCGTCGATTACCTGGTCGAAGTTGATCTTGTCCAGGATGTCGGGCTTGATCGGCGCCAGGCTTGCGGCGGTGGCCACCAGGCGCTCCATGCCGTTGACCGCGACCGCACGCTGCGCCTGGGCGAGCACGCTGATGAACTCGATGTCGAGGTCGACGCCTTCGATCTCGGGCGGGGGCGGCGGCAGGATGCCGGCCTCCATGCAGCGGTCGAACGTCATGTCGACCAGGGGCGAGAGCAGCTCGTTGTGGATGCGCTCCAGCACGGGCCCGAGCATGAGCAGCTTCTCCTCGTGCCGCTCGGCCACCTCGGTGGCGGTCATGCGGCCGTTCGCGGGCTGCGACTGCAGCATCAGGAACAGGTCGGCGTAGTAGGCCTGGCGGATGCGATCGCGCGTGTCGCGGATCGAGTCCATCAGGAAGTCCAACCGCAGGTTCACCTCGAACGCAGAGCGCACGCCCCCGCCCGGGCTCATCGAGTCGACGTACATGACACCGCCCGGCAGGCGGCTCTGCGCCGCGTCCTTGTAGGCGGTGGGCACCTGCAGCGGCGGGTTGACCTGGTACTCGATCGCCTGGGCCTTGCGGGTCTGCTCGAACTGCAACTGCTTGACGTCGCCGAGCGCCTCCATGCCGGGGCTGCGACCGTAGATGTCGTTGCCGGTGACGACCCAGCGCGGGGCGAGCACGGGGAAGCGCTTGAACCCGGACTCGCTCAGGTAGTCCTTGTCGCTCTCCTTGCCGGGCTCGAAGTAGCACGACTCCCAGGCCATGTTGCGCGCGTCGCGCCGGCTGTAGTCGCGGTTGCGCCGAGGCTGCACCAGGTGCACCACATCGACCCAGACGTCGTAGGCGCCGCGGTCGTGGAGGTTGCGCACGGCGCGCGAGCAGCGCTCCTTGCCGAACTGGCCAACCATCTGGCCGACGGTCATCTTCATCTCGCGCGCCAGCGTGTCGATGCGACCGCGTGCGTCGTGCGCGAGGTAGAACTCCCCGACGGTCATCGGGTAGTGGTGGATCACGTTGTCGAAGTCCGGCAGCACCACGTCGGCCCAGGTGCCGAACGCGCCGAGCTCCTCGTAGCACGAGTGCAGCGTGTTGTACGTGTTCGATGTAGCGAACACCGCACGCATGATCTCGGTCGTCTGGAACAGCCACTGCTTGACCGGGCCGAACTCCATCAGGTCGGTGTCGTTCAGGCCCAGGCGGAACCAGGGGCGCGCCGGGCTCGTGACCCCGCTCATCATGCCGGCCGCCAACGTGCGCACGGCGAACACCGCGGTGTTGTCGTAGATGAGCTGGTTCTTCTTCTTGCCCTCGTTGGTGTCCGCGGTCAGGAACCGGCCGGCCCGCGGGAACTGGTACTGCGCGATCTGCAGCCAGTGGTTGTCCCACGAGGAGCGCTCGGACTTGAGCGCGGCCAGCCGCGCCAGCTTGCGATTGATGTCGCTGCCGGCGCCGCCGTAGGTCTCAGCGGCCTCGGGCCCGAGGCTATACATCGGTCAGCCGCCCAGCAGCGAGGTGCCGCCCGTGGTCATCGAACCCGGCGAGACGCCCGACGGGCCTGTCAGCATGGTGCCGCTGGCCATGCCCGTGGCCTGGCGCTGACGACGACGCACGGCCATCGAGTCAGGTTGCTTGGCCTCCTGCGGGGGCGGGGGCGGGGGCGGGATCTTGGGCGTGGACATGCACACGGGTGCGGCTCCAGGGTAAGTCGCGCCGATTGTGGGCGCGGGCTGCGCGCTGAAGGACACGCGCTCAGAACGTGGCCATCGGGTCGTAGGCCGTGATGCTCACCGGCTGGTAGGCGTCGGGCCGGTAACCTGCCATGCGCGCAGCCTCGCGCCGCATGTTGCGATCCTTGCGCACCGGGAACGCGAACGTGAGCGCAAGCCCGTCGCCCAGGTCAGGCGATGGCAGGCCGCGTGCCTTCAGGTCGTCCTTCGACTCCAGCACCAGGCGGTCCTGCACGTCGAACTTGTAGGTCGGCGCAGCCAGGTCCTGCATCAGCGCGGTGTGGCGCGGGATCACGCCGCCGGCGGAGATCCAGTCGCGCAGCTCGCACCACATCTCGGTGCGCTTGTTCACGTAGCGCGGTCGATTGGGCCGGCCGCCGAAGTGCACCTCGGTGACCTCGAAGCCCATCTGCCTGAGCTTGTCGATCACGCCCGCGCCGTTGCCTGCGTCGACGAACACGGCATCCGCGCTGTAGTCCTCGATCGCCTGCGCCACGTAGCCCGCGAGCGCCATGTTGTCGATCTTGGTGTAGACCCGCGGGGCCAGCGCATGCAGGCCCTGGCGCGGGAAGATCACGCTGCGATCGTCGCCGAAGCGCGCGGGGTCCACGCCCAGGATCACCGGCGCAAAATCGTACTGGTCCTTGCGCAGGTGGCGGCGCGTCGCCTCCTCGACGTCGGCCAGGCCGATCAACTGCTCATCGCCCGCAGCACTGAAGTCGCACAGGTACTCGCGCCGCCAGGACAGCTCGCTCATCTCGGCCTGCAGTCGCACCACCTCGCTCGGCGGCAGCGAGTCGGTGTCGTGCACCGTGTAGAGCGCGGCGTGCCAGTCGGCCTTGTCGCGCGCCGAGAAGAAGAGCTGCGAGAACAGGTTCACGCCCTTCGGTGTGCCGATGAACAGCGCCCAGCCCAGGCGGTCGGAGAGCGCCGGCTGCAGGATGTCGTCCCATACCTCGGGCGCCATCTGCGCCACCTCGTCGAGCACCACGCCGTCCAGGCGCACGCCGCGCATGCGGTCGGGGCTGTCGGCCCCATACACGCGGATCGTGGCGCCGTTGGTGAGCAGGCGCACCCAGAGCTCGGACTCGTTGACCTCGGCCAGGCCTGCGAGCTGCAGGGGCAGCACGATCTGCTTCAGGCGCAGCCAGGCGATCGCCTTGGCCTGCTTCAAGAGCGGCGCGACATAGAAGAACAGCCCAAGGTCGCGCCTGAACCGCAGCGCTTTGTCGATGAGCTCACGCAGCGCGAGCTCGGTCTTGCCGGCCCGGCGATGCAGCGCCAGCACCGTGAAGCGCCGACGGTGGCGGTGGCACTCCTCCTGCCACGTGCGCGGTCGATAGCCGAGGTCGATCGTGGTCACACGAGGTCTTCGATCGGGATCTCGTCGCTCGGCACGCCGGTCACGACCAGCACCTGGGCCTTGACCGGGCCGCCGTCGGCGCCCGTGAGCTCAGTGCGATCGGCGAAGACCTTCTTGCGCCTGCCCTTGAGCAGCAGGGCCATCAGGGAGTCGCTGTACACGCGCTTGGTGCCCACGAGCTGCCCACCCTGGTAGACCGGCTCCTCGGTGCCATCCAGGGCCCGCCGGCGGGCCTCTGCTTCGAGCTTGTCGGCCGCCATGTCGATGGCCTCGTCGCAGGCCTTGGCGAAGTCAAGGTCGTCCTGGCGGCGACGCCAGACGGTCGAGCGGTCCACGCCGGCCGCCGCCGCAGCGTCAGTCAGGATGCCGCACTCAGCCAGGTGCGCGAGGAATGCGTTGGTCCACAGATGTCGAAGGTCACCCATGCCCCGAATCTACGGGCGCGCGCCTCAGTCACGGACACGCACCCAGCCCGCCGGCACCTGGCCGCGCCGGTAGCCCGCCACGATCTTCCAGACGCAGCCCTTCGACACTTCCATCTTCGCCGCGATCTCAGCCAGGGTCAGGCCCTCGTCGCGCAGCCGGTGCACCAGCTCGACCTCGTGGTCTGTGAGCACCGCGCGCGGATGGTCCTGACCAATCCGGCGCCGCCGATCGTTGACCGGGACCAGGCGGTTCTTTGCAGACTTCAGCACGCCAGCCATACCAGGGCCTTTCTGAAAAATTTTTCAAAGACCAGGGGGTTGGGTCACCGCGGTTGCCCCTGCGGACAACTGCACCGTGCACCGCCCCCCTAAAGGGTGGCGGTGCGGTGCGGTGCAGTTATCCACAACTCGCACCACTGCACCACGGTGCACGGTGCACTCGCGGTGCAACGTGGTGCACGCAGAACTCAGCATGTTTGCGATTCC